CGACAATTCCTGCTTAAATGCGATAACCTTTTTCTCAAGATCGGCAGAGCTTTTTTTGCTCGATATCCGTTTCCGATGCTTCGCTCCGGTAGCGGTCAGCGTTCCATCATATACAAGGGTATACCATTCTTTACGCACTTCATTGAATGAATACTTAGCTTTAGCCATCTTTATTCATCTCCTTGAATAATTTGCAATACATCAAAACGTGTTCCCTTAATTTCTCATTATTTCTCATACTCCGAACAATGTCGGCTTCTTCTGATGACAATTCCATTTCCTCAACATTCCATCCGATCAAGTCTCCAGGCGTTGTCCTTAAGGCATCAGCTATCGCTTTTATTTTACTCTGTGGAAGGTCTATCTCTCCGCTTTCGATCCTTGCTATAGCTGAGCGATTTGCATAACCTGAAAGCCGGGCGAGTGTGTCCTGGGACATATCGAGTTCTTTTCTTCTCTTCTTGATGTTTGTGTATAGTGTTTTATCGTCCATATTATCACCCCCTATAGTGAGTATTTTTATAATAGCTTTTTTATTTTCAAAATGCAACAAAATTGTTATTGACAGTAAACAGACAATATGCTACAGTTAGCTTGTCGGTGTTTACCGACAGTAAACACGGAAGGAGGGAAACGATGACTAATACAGAAATGCTCAACAAGGTATTTACAGAATCAGGCGTTACAATCACATTCTTAGCTAATAAGCTAGGATGCACACGTAACAGAATTTATGCGATTCTTGGCGGCTCAGAGATTAAGCTATCGGAGATCACAGCCATTTGCGATGCCCTGCATATAAGCAAGAAGGACAGAGACGCAATTTTTTTTGCGAACTAGCGTTACTGACAGTAAACAAAGGAGGCAGAATGAAATACCCGAAGCAGGTAATGACAATTAAAGAACTGAGAGCGATGGGCTTTCCGGACGAGTGGCTTCGGAGTATTTACCGAAACCGCCACCAGAACATCGCTTGGAAGATGGGTGGAGAGGATAAGCCGCACAGCACTATCTTATTCGACACGGAGGAACTAGAGAAATACCGGAAAGCGCAATGCACCGGAGTTTAGGAGGGTTTATGAAAAAATACGATTACGGATGGCTTGCGAAGGTTGCGGGCTATGGAATATCAGCGGCGGCTTTGATCTACTTCGGCATCTGCACCGCTTGCGTGTGGTTCGATGTAGTTGAGCCGTGGAACATTTGGGAGATTATAGCCAAATAACGCACGGAGAGGCGATTTAAGGCGATTGAAATGATAAAGTCGATAATTTACCCATTGAGGATAAAAAACGGCTTAAAAAGGACAGGAGGAAAAATAATGGATATTGAAAAGTATATCCTTGCGCATTTTCATTATCATCCGGATGGAACAATCACAAGGGATGACAGAAAAGGTGGTACGGGGAGTTACGACAAAGACGGATATCTAATTCTGAAGATTAAGAAGAGACAATTTAAGGCTCATAGGGTAGCGTGGTTGCTTAATTACGGAACATTCCCATCAACAGAATTGGATCACATCAACCGAATCAGAACCGATAACAGGATAGAAAACTTAAGGGAATGTACACGCAGACAGCAAGTATTCAACACTAATATCGCGCCTAATCATGAAACAGGTGTGAGGGGTGTGTATATAGACAAGACTAAGGGTTTAAAAAAGAAATATACAACGAAGATTGAGGGCGTCACGTACAGATTTTACACAGTAGAAGCTGCCGAGAGATTTAGAAAGGAGATGCTAAATGGTTACATTTAAGGATTTAGAGACAGCAAACAAGACGATCAAGACAACGGAGATCAAAGGCAAGGACTATGCCGAAGTCCCTCAGAGGATTAAAGCGTTCAGAATGATATATCCGACAGGGTTTATTAGAACAACAATGGAGAGCAATGAGGGCGGTGTTTGCGTATTCAAGGCAGAGGTTGGATATTACGAAGAACTCAATCCGGTTGTGCTTGGTATCGGACACGCTTTCGAGAAGCAGGACTCAACATTCATTAACAAAACATCATATATCGAGAACTGCGAGACCTCAGCGGTCGGACGTGCGCTTGGAATGGCAGGATTTGGTATAGACGTCTCAGTTGCTTCGGCTGAAGAGGTTCAGAATGCTATTGCAAATCAAGACAAAAAACCACAGAAAAAGACCGGCATTAAGACCGAAGAGGAAATGAAAGCGACAGAGACGCAGACGATTGACTCCTTGGCTCTTACGGCGGTCAAGGCGAGGCTTGCGGAAACGTCAAAGCAGCTTGGCAAGACCTTAGACGAAGAAGCGCTCTGTAAAATGGTCGGGTGCGAGTCGCTCGACAAAATGACATATCCACAGCTTCGCATCCTTAACGATAACATCGACAGGTGGATGGGAGTGAAGAAATGAAGGCTAAATGGCACGGACAGCCGTATCACGATTACGCAGGCAATAAGTGGCTGTTGACCTTCGAAACATCCGAGACACCTACAATCTATGACAAGACCAAAGATAAAGAGCTGAATATCGACATCAAGCAATTCAGAGAGGGACGGAGCAAGGATGCAAATGCTTTGCTCTGGGCGTGTATCGGAGAGATTGCGGCAGCGCTTAGAACGGATAAGTGGAGCGTATATCTCTTGATGCTCAAGCGGTACGGACAGTACACGTATATATGCGTACCACCGCAGGCAGTTGATATGGTTAAGCGGCAATGGCGAGAGGTTGAAGAGATCGGGGATATCAAGATCAACGGCAGAGATGCAATTCAGCTGCTTTGCTATTACGGATCTTCAACATACGACACAAAGCAATTTTCGGCATTACTTGACGGAGTGATCTCGGAAATGCAGGAGATCGGACTTGAGACACCGACATCAGAAGAGATGCGGCATTGTTTGGACGAGTGGGAGAGGAAGAGAGATGGCAAATATCAATAACTTAAATCAAAGCCTTATGGCAAGGATTGAGGCTCTTGAAAACGAAGAGCTTACAGACGAACAGCTCGAGGTTGAGATCAAAAGAGCGCAGGCAATCACGAAGGTTGCTGATACCTTAATCGACTGCGCAAGACTCGCCCTGGATGCTCAGAAGCAGTTTGATGAATATGGGACAGGAAGAACAGTAGACATTCCTTTGCTCGGAGTCAGTAATAAAGGACTTGCAGAGGAAAACAAGAACTTAAGGAGGAGGCTTGCTCAGCGTGAAACCTTCGATTGAATGGCGGAAACATCCTGAAATGGTTGAGTTCATGATGAACTTTATTCCGGGACACGAAGAGCACGAAATCCGCTCAGAGTTCCTGAATAGGTTCGGAATTGAACTAAGCGAAAGCCAAATCGGTAACTTCAAACACAAATATCATATCAAGTCCGGAACGGATGGCGGACGTTTCAAGAAGGGGCAGAAGGCTCACAACAAGGGCAAAAAAGTGAGTTCTGAAACCTATAAGAGGTGCGCTCCGACCATGTTCAAGAAGGGCAACATTCCACACAATCACAGAGAGATTGGAAGCACCAGGCTCAGTGCTGACGGATATATCATGATAAAGATTGCCGAGCCGAACAAATGGCAACTGTTACAGCGTTACGTCTGGGAGAAAGAGAACGGCAGGAAGCTCTTAAAAAATGAGTGCGTGATATTCCTTGACGGGAACAAAGAGAACTTCGATCCGGATAACCTTATGGCGATCAAAAGAAGCGAACTTGCAAGGGTTAATCAGAATCATAGAATCACGGATGATCCGGAGCTCACAAAGACAGGGATCTATGTTGAGAGGGTTAAGGAAATCATAAGGGGGAAATCATGACAAGCATTTTAGATACCGAGCCGAATGTCTGTTATATCTGCAGGCGAGTAGGCTACACCGAGATCCATCATGTACTGTATGGAGCTTTACGCAAGATAGCCGATGATAACGGTCTCACTTGCTACCTCTGCTACGAGCGCCACCGAGGCACTAAAGGCGTACACGGCAGAGACGGAAACAATCTGAACCGATGCCTTAAGGCACACGTTCAGAAAAAATACGAAGAGCTGCATAGTCACGAGGAATGGATGAAGTTAGTAGGAAGGGATTACACGTAATGGATGAATACTACATGAATGAAATCGCAGAGATTTGCAGAGAATACGAAGAAGCCATCGAATTGGGAGAAATTCGAACCGACTTTGAAAATGACATTGAGAAGACGGTTCGATTCGAAAGAATCTGCGAAATCGTAAAGGATTGGAGGAATGGATGAATGATGTTTTTTTCGATACCCGGAAAAGCGGTCGGTAAAGGCAGACCAAGATTTGCGAATGGTCACGCTTACACGCCGGAGACCACGAAGGAATACGAGGACTTAGTAAGGGCGGCGTTTCTTGAGGCACATGGCAAGAAGATAGAAGACGAGGCGCTGTTCGTGCAAATTTCAGTATACACCGAGCCGCCGAAGTCGATTAGCAAGAAGAAGCGTGAGGAGCTTCTGAGGGGATATCCGATGAAGAAACCCGACCTTGATAACGTTGCAAAGATCATCCTTGACGCATTAAACGGAGTAGCGTGGAAGGATGACACGCAGGTTGTTGATTTAAGAGTCAATAGAATGTGGGCAACGGAAGTATCAGAGAGCGTAATGGTTTACATATCGACAGCGAGCGACATTAGAGAAATGTTCGCTGAGTATGGAAAGGAGAACGAAAATGAATAAGGCGATAATTATAGGACGCTTGGTTGCTGATCCGGAAATCAGATATACACAGGGCAACGAGCCAATCGCAATAGCAAGATACAGATTAGCGGTAGATAGAAGATTCAAGAAAGAGGGCGAGCAGACGGCAGATTTCATCCCTTGCATAGCATTTTCCAAACTTGCGGAGTTTGCCAAAAACTACCTCAAGAAAGGCACAAAGATAGCAGTAGTAGGAAGAATACAGACCGGAAACTATACCAACAAGGAAGGTCAGAAAGTGTATACAACGGATATAGTTGTTGAAGAGTGCGAATTTGCTGAGAGCAAGGCAGCAAGCGGAACGGCGCAGAGTAATCCACAGACTGCACCGGATGATGAATTCGTCCCGATACCGGACAATTTGGAAGATGCCCTTCCATTCCGATAATTAGGAGGTGGAAACATGGAAGATATATACAAAGAGCCTAACCGCAAGGCATGGCTTAAGGCAGAAATAAACCGGCATGAATACGTAAGAAAAAGGCTTAGCGATGCGAAAGCGTGGCTGATGATCCCAAAGGCAGAGCCGGAGGATGTGGACATATACCTGGATGAATTCCTTTGCATGGAGGATATCAACGCAATCAGCGAGCTTATAGATTCATTGATTGAAAAAGAAATATACAGATTCGAGGGAGCTTTATGGAGGATGGAAAATGCTGACAGATAAAGAGCTTAGTAAATACGT